AATTAAAGGGAATTACAAAAGAATCAAATACTTCTATCGGAATTGACGAACTCTGTCTTTTGAAAAAGTATGCCGAGGTGGGTAACATGGGTATACTCATGGATTACAATATCACCCCTCAAAAGTTCGACATAATGAACCACATATCATTATCAAGTAAATTAAAACAAAGAGACGTTACCAAAATAAAAAAAGCAATCAAACATGAAATTGAACAAAGAGAAAGAAAAGATTGAAGAAGAAGCGGAAACCACTAAAGTTATTGGAAATGAGATGTTTTTCTATTCTGAAGTGACCCCCGAAAGTATTCTTGAATTCACGGAAAAGTTTAAGATTTTGGAGATTGATCTTTTAAAGAAAGCCGCCGATTTAAGTGATTACAAACCTTCAATCAAGGTTAATATAATGAGTGAAGGCGGTGATATGTTTGCCGGTCTTGCGGCAATGAACATTCTGGAAAAGTCAAGAGTTGAAGTCGTCACTGTTGCACAAGGATCGTGCTGTAGTGCGGCCACGTTCATGTTCATGGGCGGTAAAAAGAGACTTATTGGTCGAAATGCGTATATGTTAATTCATCAACTTTCTACTGATTTCTGGGGTAAATATGAAGAACTCAAGTCCGAAATGAAGACATGTGATAAGTTCATGGCTATGATTAAAATGATATATACTTCCAGATCTAAAATTCCGGAAAAGAAACTTAATAAACTTATGAAAAAGGATCTATATTTAGAACCCACAAAATGTCTTAAGTATGGTATCGCTCACGATATTGATTGATATCAATGTACCTTTTATACATACCAATCAAACATAATATAACAAATATAACACAGAATGTGTTTAAATTCAATGGCACGGATGTGTCTTCTGGCAGCCTAAGTCGCTCCATTCTACCATAATTTACAACTGGAATTGAAGTCATCTATTTAAAGTTGAGAAATTAATTAATTGTAAAATGGAACGAATTATCAAAGAAGACAAAAACGGACGTAAACGCTTTACCGACATTCGTGTAGAAGACCTGGGTAATGGAACTGCTGACATTGTAAAGACTACTGGTATGGTTGGAAGTGACAAAACCACAGTATCAAGAACAAATGTTAAAACTGGTTACGATAAAGCTATATCTAGAGCTCAAACCATGTGGAACAACGAAAAAACTAAAGTTTTACAAATTTTACCAATGCTGGCAAACAAATGGGAAGACCGAAAAAAGTATATTTCCGAACCTTTTTACGTCCAACCCAAATTGGATGGTGTTCGTCTTTTGGTTTCTTTGGGTGGTTGTTTTTCTAGAACGGGTAAAATTGTAAATGGTATGAGACATCTTTCCGAAAAATTGAATGAGGGTGAGTGGTTAGATGGAGAATGTTATGCTCCAAATATGACATTTGAAGAATTAACAAGTGCTTTTAAAATGGACCCAAAAAGTTTGGAGTTTCATGCATTTGATTACTTTAATACGGATAGACCCGATCTTCCATTTGCAGAAAGACAAAAAATACTCAAAGAGAAGACACCCATTCGGGTAGAAACTTTACTTATTTCTAAAAAGGAAGAAATTCCAAAATATCACAGAAAGTTTGTTGATCAGGGGCATGAGGGTATAATGATTCGTGAGGTGACAAGTGTTTATGAAATTGGGAAAAGGAGCAACTATCTTCTCAAATTCAAGGAATTTCAAACAGAGGAATACGAAATTGTTGGTGCTAAAACGGGTCACGGGAGAGATGCAGATGCTGTCGTGTGGGTTTGTAAGACTGTAAATAATCAAGAATTCACTGTAAAACCAGAAGGAACCATTAAGGAACGTGAGAGATTTTACAGAGAAAAGGATAAACATATAGGTAAACAACTTACCGTTAGATTTCAAAATTTAACATCGCTTGGTGTACCACGGTTTCCTGTGGGTGTAACAATCCGTGATTACGAATAGAGAGTGACAGTCATATTAGACTCACTCAAATCAGATATGTCACCAAAGAGTAACATATTAAGACCACCTGATCCATAGTTAATAATCTTATCAGTAATACCCTTACCCGCTGTAATGAAGTTGTATTCAGTTAGACCTATGGTTGTTTTGATGTTGAAGAAGTTCGAAGCTTGGTCAACTGTATTTCCAGTAAAGGAAAGACTGTCATCCGCCGCCTTGACAAGGAACTTATCATTCTTTATGATATAATAAGCATCAGTAATGGATCCTGGGATGAAAGAAATGCGGCCACCGAAAACATTAACACCCTTACCGTTTTTCACGTTATATTCAATCGACTCAACGTTAATTTCCGCCGTAAATCCACTTCCAGCGCCCGGGGTGTAAGAAACCTCACCAGCTTCAAATTCACTAAAGTCGGTGTCTATATCCGTCGAAGAAATATCGACAGACAACTCACCACCCGGGAATGCCGTCCAATCACCGGCATCCGTGAGACTGTATTCGGCATTGATCTTGTGAGCACCAACACTTTCCGTAGATCGTTCAATGACAAAATCAGCTGTCAAACCGGTAGCGTTATCTGTGAAGTAGCTCTCATCAGCGCTGTCACTTTTGGAAAAGGAAACAATGTCTTCAGTGGAACCGAACATCTTTATAAGTCTTACTCGTTTCACTAAAGAAAATCCAGTGCCATTACTCCAAGTAATTGTTAGCTTAATTGGAGAACTTATGTCACTCATTCTAATATATCTTATAGTTATATTTTATATTTACAAAAAACTACTTCCACCAATCATGTATCCCTCTGTGTTATCAACATCACCTTCTGAATTAGATTTAGAGACCCCGTCGAAATTTATAGTTGGGCCCGTGGGCTGGGTGTCTTCACGTGTCACTGTCGTACCATCACCCCCACCCACCGGAGCCATATCCGGTGTCGGTTGTTCTGTGTCTTCTTTCTTTTTCAAAAAGTCGAGGTTAATCCAACCCTTGTAGTAAGAGAAAGCAGCCGCCAAAAGTAATGCGACAAGTAAGATGATAGCTATCATTAATATATATTCATATTTTATTTAACCTTGTAATACTCTTTTATCGCATACCCTGACGTATTACTACCCTCTGACGGAGAAGGTGCCACATCCTGTTCGTCTGCTGGAGACGGAGATGGAGATGGAGACGGAGACGGAGACGGACCAAAGTCAAAATTTGTACAATTATCTATATGAAAATTATTTATATCCCATGATCTGTCATTACAATTCCAAAAAAGACCCGCAGATGCAGCCACAGAAGATAAACAACAGCACAACAAAAACAAAAGAACTACTATATCACTCGAGGCCATTATATTATATGCATACAAAAAAATATAAATGTATATTAAGATGAGACTGTTTCTCCCTGGTATACTTATTTCTTTGACAAATATTTTAACATCCAAATATTGCAACACACTGGAAAAATCCGCTGTAAATGTGCCAGGTAGACCACCAGGTTGGGTGTTTGCTATTGTGTGGCCGCTGTTATATTTGACAACCGGCTTCGCATGGCAAAAATCTAAAATGGACTTGTTATTTTCTATGATAATAGGTCTTTGTTGTTCATGGTTGTATGTTTATTCTTGCATGGATAACAAAGAACTTAGTACTTTGGTTCTATTGTCAGCTTCTATACTTTCTTGGAAGGTTGTATATAAATTAGATAACGATGACAAAAAGCTGATGATACCTTTGGCCATATGGACTATGTTTGCAACATACTTAAATGCTTATCAAATTACATATCTCTAAAATTTTCTATCCATTTATTGATCTTTTGAATTCTATTATCTATAGATTCACAATAAAAACTTCTATATATGTTTTCTAATTCAATATATGACCTATATAGTCTTTTAACCGCCACTGTAAAGGGTGTACCATTTTCACCTATATCAAAACCGTTTTCATCTTGAAAATTTTTAAGACATTCTTCCGTGTACTCATCTAATGCAAAATTATGCAGCCAGCAATAGTGCCGGATTGCGTCAGTTTTTACAGTTTTAGAAATACGTCGTATGGGTTTATGTTCATCCCTTTCTTCTTCCAGGTACCCTTTTTGATATACAAGAAAATTGATATCGGTTTCGATTAAATCAGAATAATAATGATTATAAAAGTAATCAAGTGCTCGGTCAGTTTGATCATGTGTAAATATATCAAAGTTAGTATAGTCATTTAGAGGTGTCATTTCTCGATCTTCATTATTTTTGAAGATCTTTTGCAATCGATTACATATTTCCAAATAGTCACCCTCGGGTAACCGTGTACAGTTTTCATCGACGATGCGCATAACATCACGGAGATCTTCTTTCATCTTAATGTTCATAACCATGTCTTGTCTAAGTAAGTTTATAGAGTCTTTTATCTATTGGATCCAATAGACGACTAAAGACATCCGCCTTAAAACGGATACTTTTGCAAAAATATTTCAAAAGATTAAGCGTCATTTCGGAAAATTCAATTCCACGAATGTTATTTTTCCTAGAAATTTTTTTGAATGCCCGTCTTTTTAGAAACTTTATAATTTTGTTCACTTGTGATGGCGAAA